TCTCAGAGCCTTCACATCTGATGCGGTTCTTCAAGAAAGCCACAGGCAAGACGTGTACACAATTCCAGCAAGAATACGAGAATGGAACGTTTGAATAACTCTTTTAGGTAAATTCCAATTTATCGAATAGAAAAGCGAGGCCACTGGCTTCGCTTTTTTTAGTGATTGCGTCCAAAGTCTTTCGACAAAGCGGAGCATAGTATGCCAGTGAACGCCTTTCCAATGTTCGTTTCATAGAACTCCTTGATATTCATGACCGAAGCGTAATACTTTCGGCTGAACCACTTGCGGCGTTGCCGTACTTTTGTTCTGCCGATGTCGCCACTATTGCCACGGGGTGTTTCACGACCAGTGCCATAGTCCTGCCACAAGCCGTATTCGAGGAAGGCTTGCGAGAGCGACACCTCGAAAAACCTGCCGTCGGCACGCATGGCAATGCCTTTGGGCGAAGCCAGCAGTGCCCCGGTGTCAATGACATCCAACAATGTGATTTGCTCCTGCCAAATCTTTACCATTGTGTCATTGAAAGCGGTGACGAACTTCTCTCGCTCTTTCTGCGCCTGTTGCTCGGTGATGTGGCTATTCCCATTCATCGGGATTCAATCTTAAATCTGTGAACACATCGACGGCTACTTGGAAAAAGGCGCAAGCGCACCCACTGAAGAAGTATCGGTCAATCTCGTTGAACGATATTCGTGGGTCGAGATAGATGCAGTGGTTTTCGAGCTTGGTTTTCTCCAGTATGAGCTTCGACATGAACTGACGGAACACCTCTCGCATGGTGTCCATGCAGGTGTTGCGTGCTCTCATATCATCAATCTTGTGTCGCATGGCGAAAAACACGGTCTTCACTCGCCTTGTGCGAGGCGTGTTGTTAAGCTCGGTGTAGCCGTTGGCGATGTCGCTAACGCACACAAGAGCGGTGGAGTGTTGCATGTTCTCCAACGCTTCCTCGAAGCCGTCCAATCCGCTGACACGGCAGAAGGTGAAGCCTTCACGTTTTGCCAAGCGGTTGGTCGCGGTGAGGTGTTCAAAATACTCTGTGGCATCCCAGATGCCCTGCGGATAGTCGTTCATTTCGATGGGTATTTGCGGTTGATTTCTTCATACTCTTTGGCTTGACAGTCGAGTTCCGTGAGGGCTCGCCAAGTGTCAAGCGAAAGGACTTCTTTCTCTTTGGTGATGTCGCCTTTCGTCAAGGCTCGTATTTGGGCGTTTACGGCGTTCTGCAAAATTTCGTACTGCGATTGTTCCTGTTCAAACATATTGCCGTCATCAACGCTTGCGTTGCTGACAGGCTGGAAGAAATGTTTGAATACGCGAGCGAGAAAGCCTTTGAGCGAGGCAAACCAGTAGAACACACTGACACGTTCCGTGGCGGTGAGCTTGATTTTGCTTGTGCTGTAGAGGTGTGCGGCCATCTCGTCGAGCAGGTTGTCCTGCTTGGTGGCGAGATAGCCTTGATAGAGGTTGTCGCAGATGATGAACACCTCGAAAGGTACTCCCTCGAAGTCGGCTGCCACGGCGCGGTTTCTGCCGATCCGTGCGAGCCGGATGGGGAACGTCGGCACGTTGTCGAGCCAGTCGAGCGAGGCAATGGCTGCGTTGACTTGCTCTGCCATAAGAACAAATTCATCTTTGTCGAATTTACACCACCAGCCTTTGCCGTAGCGGCACATCACCTGCATACCAGACCATCGAAACAGGCAATAGGTCTTTATCTGCGTTGCAGGAAAGTCCTGGGCCAGCAGACCGAACAAGTAACGCAGTTGCTTTTCGGTCAAATCTTCCCATTTGGTGGGAAGTTTGAGGTCAACCTTGACTGTGGTTTCAGAAGAAGTAGCCATGCGATTTTTTTTTGTTCTCGAAGATGGGTGGTTCGTACAAGCGGTAAGTGTCGCTGTGGCGAAACTCCGCAAACTGCTCCTCATTCTTGCGCATGAAGTCCACGATGTCGCGGAGCGACTGAATGGGCGTTGGCTCGCCACGCAACATTCTCACGATGATGGAGCGCAACTGCTGCAATACCGAAGTGTGTTGCGAAGTTTGAAGCGAGAACTCAAAGTCTATGCAGAACACCTCGTTGCGGAACACGGCGAGTTGTTCGGGCGAAACATAGTCATTGGCGATTTCCGTTTCAATGGTAATCGCATTGGAGCGCAAGCCCAGGTAGTTCGCCCACCGATGTTCGGTGAAGCCGCAGAGGTTGGCGAGGTCGATATTGGGGAACAGCGTGGCGGTGAACCAATGTCGCGTGGGGCTGTCGTACCATTCCGTTTCACGGAACAGGTACGTTATCAGCTGCTCAATGGCATTGTCGCGGCTCGTTTCGAGCGAGGCAATAAGGCGTGAGACTCGCTCACGGCTTGCTGGTGCCACGTTCTGGTTACTCACGATGCCGAAGCCGTTGGGCGTAAGCACCAGGTCGAGGCTGGGAACGGCACGCAGCATCGCCTCATGCGCCACGACGCACGTTGCTGTCAGGCGCACCGGCTCGTTCTCGCCCATAGCGAGCAACGACGGCTCGAAAGTGTCGCCGATGAACTGTTGGAACAACCACCGCTCGGCGGTCTCAAGCCACGGCAGCACCTTGTCGAAGAAGGGCGGCTCGCCCTGCGCCGTGGCAAAAGCATTGGGCAGATACCTGCGCAACTGCTCATCACTGGTTATTAGTCGTGTCATTGTTATTTGGATTGATGGTTACTTCTTTTGCATCCTGATGTTCACTCAACAACGTGAGTTGGATGAAGGGAACATCGACTTTGCAGCCGCTCCAGTTGTTGAAGCGGATGATCATCTGATGGACGGTGAACAAAAGGTCGTGATACGGCTTTTGCAAAGCCTGGGCGATGGTATAGAGTTCCCTCTTATCCGAGCCGCTGTTGTTGGTCTGCGACTTGCCCGGCACACTGCCGACAAGGTTGCTATGCACTCGCATAGTGAAGCAGAACATATTCACCGCCTCTTGGATGTCCGTTGACCAGTCGCCGCCCTCCTTGTCGTTGTCAATTTTGTTGATGACGACTTCATGCTGAACCTCGCCTGTGGGAGCCACATAAAATGTGGAGAACCACACCTTGCCAGCGTTCTCAACGCCGGTGAGGAAGTCGAGGATCTGCTGCTTTTCGCGCACGATGCGTTTCTGCTGCTGGTGGCGGTCGGTGATGCCCTCGCTCTTGAAGATGGAATCCCAATATTTGTTGGAGATTTCAATCTGGTACTTGATGGGGGCGATGTTCTTCAGCTTCGCCTCTTTCGCCATGCCGATGAGCTGCTTGATGTTGTACCACTTGCCCTTGAACAGCGAAGCGTAGTAAGGGATGGGGTAATAAGTGCTGTCGGGTGTCGGGACACGTGTCAGCACGGCAAACTTGCGGCACGCGGTGCGTATGCGCTGCTTGCCGTCGTCGCCCGCTATCCTGCCCATGCGGATTGCGAGGTCGCGCCACGGCGAGTTGATGTCGAGCAGTTCAATCACCTCGATGTCCTCGCGGCTGCTGACTGCGTTGCGCCAGTTGGCATACAAAACTTGTCGGATTGCGCCGTCTTTGTCCGCAGGGGAAAGTCGGCAGTAGCAAGCCTCCTTGCGGAGCAAGCGAACAATCTTGGTGCCGTCGGCATTGAGGATGATGACCGACACACAGAAGGCGAAGTGCTTGAAGTCCTGGCACACACCGAGGAAATACGATGGCAATGCGTTGTCGAGGGCGAAGTCCTGGACATCGGCTCTGACCGAAGCACTGCACTCGTCGGTGTTGTAGTTCAGGCCGCTGCCGTAGCATACTTCGGCATTGAACATCTGGCAGGTCGAAAGCGTCTCGTCGCTCTCGATTAGTTCAAGGATGTTGTAGGGCAAGGCGTTGTCGCCGCCCCACGGCACATAGGAAAGCGTGTCATCGACGATGACTGGCACGATGTCCGTGTCTTCCTTGAACACCTTGCCTGAATCCACTTGAAACGCTGCCGAAGCGTTCAAGTTGGGTATGGTCTCAACTGATGTAAAATTTAACTCCATAATTCTGCGATTTTCTCACCGCAAAATTATGGAGCCATGATTTCTTGTCAAAAGACAAGGTTATTGCTAATTGTATATATCAATATCATTCTCTATGATTGGTGCATTGTTTCTAACAAACTCTGCCCTTACGTTTAATTTTCCTTCAACCTTGTTTCCATGATAATCCTCAATTACATAAGGAATAAGATTATCACCTCCTTCAAAGTGTAATTTGTATGTGAATGTATGAGGTGACGTTATGTCTTTAGTAAGTATTGTTTTGTTTTCAGGACGAGTGTCACGATCATATCCTAAATAATCCATATAGTAGCATAAATCCGGTGTTCTTTTAATTGTGAAAGATTTAACGTCACCAGAGAATGACAATCTAAATGTTACATTACATGAAACACCGTTTCCATCCCAATGAGGTACACTTATCGATGCATTGCCATATATTGCAGGTTTATTTGATGGCAAATATATCCTAACATTATCTTTCAAAGTAATGCTGGAATAATCGCCTGTATTATCACCTAAAGATTCGGTAGGTGGAATGTTATCAATCGCTATCAATCCTAGCGGTATTTGTTGATAACTCCAATCATTGTTAATGCCAATAAGAGTAATACAGCGATATCCATTAGCGTTAGATGGTCTAAAACAACTCATTCTTCCATTTAATGAGTTTGTTGTCAATTCATAGTTATTTGAAACAATTTCTTCTACAAAGTCATCAATCTCCTTTTGACTGTTGCACGCAAATAACACATAGTGATCTGCTTTCATACTGGAAGACACAGCATATGAATTCCCTGAAAATGACTGCAATACTGGAATCTGTGAAGATGTTATATAATCTACATAACCAGTTTGGTTCAAAGACTTTGCAATTCCAATAACTTGGTTTATTACATCGTCATCCAAATGCTCACCTTTTCTAAAAAGCCATCTCTTTAAATTAATATCAAAGTTCGGGTCTTCAGCTTTTGATATAAGAGGAGCACAGTTTCCAGAAATAGAAGCTGATTTTACAGTTTGGAAGGGGGTCAGAACTATCGAGATTGTTGTGTCTGGAAAATCTGCAACCTTAATCGTAGCAGAAATCTTATTGTTGTTTTTAGCTGCATTCAGGGCAATTTCATTCTTGTTTTGAGATTTTTGGCGAATAATTGAAAGAATGGTATACTTACCAGAACCATCCGTTGAAAAGGAAATACTTTCATCTGCAATTTTAAGAGACACATTTATAGGGGTGCCTTTTTTCGATTCTATATTTATTGTGTCTCCCGAAATAGAATATGACACAGTTGAACTGCTACTATTTGAATTAGAGTTCGTGCATGCTATCAAAAATAAAGATGCTATGATAGCAAAAAACAGTGATTTATTCGCCATATCTTCCAGATTTTGATTTGCGCGTTTTGTTGCCGCTGTTGTTGCTCTTTGAATTACCACTTCTGCTACGTTTTTTCTTATTATTGCCTACAGAACTATTATTAGAATTGGTTTGGCTGTTCGAACTATTATTAGTGCCTAAATTACCTGTAAAGCCACTTTGTATAACTAAGCTTTTAAAGCGATTCAAGTAATCAGTAAGATTCTTAACATTAAGTTCAGTACCCGCAAAGTAGGTTGATTTAACTAGTTCTTTAGCCCCTCCTTTTGTTAATTCGAACCCTTTTTCATTATTAATGTAAACATAATTATAATAATAATCCTTATACTCAAAAGATGTATTTCGTATGTCAGTTTTTATTGTTTTTGAACCGATTGTGACTGAAGATATGCTAATTGTTCCATTAATGTATTTATCTGAAAATGTAAAAATTAGGTATGGGTACTGAAATGATACTTTTATGTTGGTTGTAGCCATAGAATTCCGATTGCTGCTGGCATCTGGGGAGAAATATTTGTAATCTCTTAGCATCGAATTAATTTTATTAAAACATGTATTAATGTCAGATACACCTTGTGCAGCTGAAGAAGTTTCTTCAGGCTTTATTCTCCAAGGGTCTTTTTGCTTATATCTATCTTGCAATGTCAAAAGCTCATTTAGTATTCTATTTGCAACTGGTTCAGTATTGCAAGAAAAACAAATATACTCTACTAAATTTGTTTTTCGACCCTGGTTGTAGTTTCTTAATCCAACCTGAGAAAAATCCATACCATTTGGGTCATTTATGGTGATTACTTTTTTGTCTCCATACTGTGTCCACTCCCTACTATATGATTTATCCCATCTGCCTGTTTGAATTGTGGCAGTTGATAGATTGATTCTAATGGTATTTCTTGTAATACCAGCAAAATCATATTCTATATTAAGATATTGTCCACTCTGAGTTGCCTTTATGAAACTCATTTCATAAATACAACTATTTGCATAAGGAGTATTACACACCTTCATGTTAGAACAATATGTGCTAAATAAAGAATTAAGTTGAGACTGAGAAAAAGCACTCAATGCCAACAGTCCAAACATTAAGATCGTAATAAGTTTTTTTGTTTTCATATTGCAGTCTTTAAGACTGCAAAGTTACGTTTTATTTTTCAAAGACAGGTCTTTTTGAGGGAGAAATCTCACAAAAACACTTCAATATCATTCACAGAAAACACGCATACCAAGCGGGCTTGCCTGATTTGGTTGCTGTTGAGCAGTTTGAACTGCTGCGTGCCTTTGTAGAAATTGTAGCGCAGCGGTATGCAATTTCGCCACTCCTGGATTTCACCGCTCTTGACCCACAGCTTTATATCCACTGGGTCGCCGGCTTTGAGCATCTTGCGTAGGGTGCTTATGTGGATTGATTGTGCCATATTAGTTATAGGTGGGATTGAAGGGTGCGGTGAAAATTCTGTCGTGGTCGACCGAGAGGTAATCAGTAGGAAGATAGGTTCTCCTGTCTTGGTACTGATAGGTGAACTTAACAGTGTTGAGCTCACCGTCCTCGTCGTGGATTTCGCAGGTGAAGTCGGTAATGAGGACAATCGGCATATATTGCGGATTGTACTGACCGAAAGTTTCTTCCGACAAGTCGTCGCGCTTGGTCGCCATGCGCACGTCGTGGGAGTAGAACAGCTGCTCAATCCACCGGGCTTGCTCCATGGTAAGCCCAGAGGTCTCGACCTCGTACTGCTTCTCGTTCTGCTGGTTGTAGAACGTCGAAAGCCGATGGGTGACGGCGATAGAGCGGTCAGACTTCGCCTTGTGCGTGGTGACTGCTTGCAGGTCGCAACGCTCATAGACGTTGAAGGCATTGCGGAAGTAGAGCGAGAGCGGCGGCTCATGATCCTGCACATAGAATGTGAAGGCACGTTGCCCGGCATGGACGCTGTAAGCGTGCAGGGTGATAGCCTCGCGCGGTCTGCCATCGGCAGGACTTTCCACAATGCCGATTAGCATTTCACAAGTCAGCTCCACCGACTTGATGCGGTCGTGGTTATAAAGACCGCAGTTCTCCCTCATCTGATAGATGCGCGGCTCGCCGCCATAGACACTTGCCACCACTTGGTAGGTGATGTATTCCTGGGCGTTAGCCTCGATGAAGAAATGCAGAAACTCCGTCGCCTTTGGCGACGTGAGCTTTGCCGCCATAGTGGTGAGGAAGTTGTTCCGCAAAAACTCCTCGATGTCGCCAGTGAAGTGCTGTTCGAGATAAAGCACTTGGAACGTGGCGAGGATTTGTTGCGTTCCGTTCGTGACGGATCGCAACTGGAACTCATCGAGAGAGATGTTGCGGTCGCGCAGGTAATACTCGATTACCGAGCGCAGGTCGTGTATCTTCACACTCCGTCCGTATGGGAAATGCAGTGCCGAGAAAATGGTGTGGTCTCGACAGTCGAGACACATCTCGACTTCGTTGTCATCACTTGTGGTGATCACGATGTCGGGAATTTGCGAGGAAAACATCAAGCTCCCCAGTTCTGTTTGTAGGGTTACTGCCATATTCGTTGCCGTTTGGTTTTGTTGTGGCAAAGTTACTCTCATTAGTTCCACCGCTAAAAGACAACAAAAGCCACCTTGTTAGGGTGGCTTCTGCTCGGTGGGCGGTGCGATTTATCGCTCTCCTTTCTTTGCTCGCGCAACAATCTCCGAAAAGGCATTGAGTTCGAGAATTAACAGCCTGGCATATTCCTCGCATTGCAGGGCAAACTCGCCCATTTTTGCGCCCACAGGGCGGTACTTTGCCATTACGCTCTCGGCTTCGGCTAAATGTCCGTGCAATTTTTCTAAATCGCTTCTTGTCATTTGTTCAAAAATCATAACTCGGTGGTGTTTGTGGTGGGCGATTGCTCGCCCACCTTGTTAGACTTCTAATTACTTGCTCTCTTTCTTTGCGCTCTTGCGTGTGGCTTTCTTGGCTGGCTCAACCTTTTCGGCTACTTTGGTAGGCTCATCGCAAATGGCGACTCTCTTACCTGCACGCACCAACTTGGGCAGGTATGTGTCGAGGGCGTGATGTGGGAAACCTGCCATTTGTGCGGTGATGTCCTTGCGGCTTGTGCGTGTGAGGGTGATGCCTAAAACCTCGCTAATTATCTTAGCGTCAATGTCGTAAGACTCATAGAAATCGCCACAGCGGAACAGCAAAATGCTGTCGGGGTGCTTGGCTTTCATGCTTTCCCATGCCTTTGCAAGTGCGCTCGGCTCGCTAACTTGCTCGGCTTGGGGTGCGCTCTCGCTCTCTGCGCTCGGCTCGGCTTGTGCCTTGCTTGCGCTCACGTCCGCCATTAGCTTCGTGTAAATGGCTTTCGGGATTATCGCACCGGTGCGCTTGCGCAACATGAACGCATAGCGCAAAGCCTTGTAAGGCAGTGCAAAGTAAAACTCACTCTCGGCGACCTTTGCGCCATTCTCGTGCTGGTACACGTGCCACATTTGGGCACCGCTCTTAACCTCTCGCTTGCTTGCTAAAATCAAATTTGCCATAATCGTAAAATTTAGAAATTTATGAATAGTGTTATTAACTCGCTTGTTATTGCTCGCAATAGACATTGCAGTAACTAACTTGTGTGCCTTGCGACATTGCCAACTCTGCGGCTTGCTCGCTCGCCTCGTCTGCCGTGCTTGCCTCGACCTCGAAAGTGTGAATTTCATTGTCGAAGTCAATCACATCAACCACATAATTATTGTATGCGGTAGAGCGGAAACCTTTTTTACTAACTCCGCTTGCAGCTGTGGCAGGAGTGCTGAAGAACGATGTGTTGAATGAAGCTGTCATAATCTTTGAAATTTTTAAGAGGTGAATAATCATTGTCTACGTATGTCGCGTATAACCTTTTTACGGTGCGTAATAAAGTGAGGCAGGGAAGTGAGCGACCGCAAGGCTTGCCAGAAAAATTTCTATCGCTTGCGGCTCGAAAAATTATGGGCGCAGAACTGAATTTTTTAGAAAATTTTCAAAAGGCAACTCGACATGGGCCTTGCAGTGGAACGGCTGCCCTTAACTTTGCGGCGGAAAAAGTTATACATCAGCGGCAGGAGTAATGACAATGACAACCTCTTGGGAATTGATTATGGCGGCTCACACATCGTGGCACTCCAGCGAAGCAGCGAGCGGAGAAAAACAAAGCAAGGAGAAGAACGGTATCAGCCGTTTCCTCTCATTACCTTGAAAAACAGAACCGCCCTGCGGTTTCAATTCAATAAAAAGCCCCATTAGATTGAGGCTTCAAATGATTATTTATAGTTATGGAACACCAAAAAACAAATCACAAAGCGCACCCCAATGATGAGATGCGCCATGAAGATGAAGCAGGCATTAATAAAATGATGCTCAATATGAGCGGTTGGATTCACGTTCTTTTGAGTCGCGGTAGACGTTGTTGACTTTGTTGCTACCGAAGGAATAGGAAATGCGGAATTGAACGGAATGGGAATGGATATTGTTACGGGAATAGATTTTGTAGTCTTTATAATTAGCGAAGTGCAGCCACAAGTTTGTTCCGCGCTTCTTGTGAGGATTCCACTTCGCTCTTGTGGCTCAACTTCAGCCATGTGTCCTGGAGCACATCTTGGGCTTCCTCGTCGCTTTGCAGATATCGCAATGCGATGCAGTGCAGCTTGTCGCGCAAGCCCAGAAACGAGGATGTCATCAAGTCGAGTCCCATGTCCGTTTATTACTAATACGATTGAAACGCCAAAACGTAACAGCAAAAATACGTATAATTTCAAAAACATAGTGTTTCTTGTGCTTTGTCATAGAAACAATGGTATTTCACATTAAAAATCTGCCAATCTTGGCAGATTTTTAATGTCATCCTTGC